TTGCAGTTGCAATATCCATAACAGCAGTTGCTTTTGTGTCGCCAGTAGCGTCAGCGCCTGTCTGTGAAGGACCACAAAGAAGTAAAGATACATCTACATTTTCTGTATCACTAAACTTTTCGTATGCAGTTGCAATCTCAGCATTAGTTGCAGCAAAGTCATCAGTACCGCCAGCAAGTGAAGTGTTAGATACTACAAATGCGTCACCAACACTATTATCAAAAGTTTGACCTTTTTTAGGAAGTCCATCTGATAAAGTTGCAAGATGATCTATCCAGTAAATATACTGTGATTGTGCATAAAGCACATTTGGGTAATAGTTACTTGAACCTTGTGCAGTTTTAGCATCAGTTGCCTGTGAAACACTTTCAAAAGTTTCTAGTATTGATCCAACTGTTCCTGTAATTGCACCATCTTCATCTACTACTGCGATATGCATTTCATCTAATGAACCGCCAGCAGCAGATACATCATCTGTGGTTGTTGGTGGTGCAGAAAATTGAAAGTAATACTCCCAATGCCTTCTTATTTTAGCATCGTCAACAACAGCGTGTCTAAGACCGCCTGTTTCTGTAACACCTGTAGAAATATTAAATCTTGCAATTGTTAGATCATTAGTGGATATTGCTGTTATCTTGTAATAGTGTCCAGCAGGTGCATCAGTCCATCCAGAGGCATCTCCAAACTCTAAGATGTCGCCAACTTGCATTAGACTACCATCATCAACAGTAATTGATGTGTCTCCGATAGCAGCAGAAGCGTCAGCAACTAGATTACCACTCATTGAGTGTGGACCGAAAGCAGTAGAGTTAGTACACATAGAAACTTTTAAACTGTTTCCTAATAGTCCTGCCTCTCTTGCAGCAAAAGGACCTATATCAGTTACTTGTCCTGCGCCTGTGGCAGACGAATAAGTCGCTAAATAGTCCGTTGTATTTTTTATTAAGATAGATGTGCCTGTAGAAACAGCATTTACCATTCCTGTTATAGGTCTTACTACCTTTAGATTGTTTCCGTATCCTAAAAAGTTTGCAGCTGTAAACCATTCTTCAAAATTATCAGCAGTTGGTTTCCCAAATGTATCTAATAATTCTTTTTCTGATGAAATAGTAGTTATCTCATCAATTGGTCCCTTTTCTGCTGTAATTACAATACCGCCACTAGTTGTGGAAACGGCAGGAATTACATTTGTTAGATCCTTTTCAGTAACGAGAACGCCTGGTGATACTTGAAAAGCCATGTTTTAGTTCTCCTTAATATATTAAGTTTATTTGTTATAACCCTTTGTCAATATTTATGTAATATGAAAACTACACTATTCGCCTTTGCGATAAGTAACTGGTTGCCATAGTACACCTGCGTCATCAAAAAACGAGTTATTATGTCCACTTGGATCATCAATTCCATTATCAATAAATCCAAAGGGTGCCATATCTGCCTCGATTGCGTTTTGTTGTTCGGTAAACATTTGTCCACGAACATCAACATTCGTCAATTCTTTAAAATATCGTTGATTTGCTAACCACGAAAATATAACTAAACACATAACCAAATCGTCTGTAGCGCCACTTTCTGCTTCAAAAGATTTTCCTTTTGATATAAAGGTTGATAATTCTGAAATAATATCAAAGTCTTGAATGATTAACTTATCTCCTTCAATTAAACTTTTGAGATTAGAAGTGCCGATTCTCTTAGTACCTTTAGTCATTCTCAAACCTAATTGATTACCTCTACCACTAAAACCCCCACCTAAAACTTGTCCTGAACGGCCTCGTTGCGTTACCATCATCATGTTGTCATACTCTAACTCAAATTGCATATTGTCAGCAACTTGCTGACCTAAGTCGTTTATCTCTATCAATACAAACGCATTGTTATAATGTTTGGCAATCTTATCTAAGATACTTGGAAAAACAAGAGGTTTAATTTCATTATCTCTATACTTTGCGACTACTTTGTAGGGCGCCGATGTACAATCTATAACAACAAATGCCGAATAATCGTTTGACAACCCTCTTGATACATCAACCGTCATTGTATATATGTGTTTTGGTTTTGGCATCTCATAAACATCTAAACCACCACTTCGTTTAGGGGTTGCTACTGGCATTGTTTTAATTTTAGTTGCAGCAATTAATGTGTCAACACTACCTAAGAACTCACATTCAAACTCGGTCTGAAATTGTGATTCACTTGTATTCTTAATTGTTTCTTCTTTCCATTTTTCATCACGACCTGGTACTGCACTCCAATGAACTTCAAGAGGCACAAAGGTACTTTTTTTATTGACAGCATCCATCCACATTTTATAAAACATATTCATTCCGTGTGGTGTAGATACTATCATTACCTTTGATGATTGTCCAGAAGATATAGTAGGATAAACAGAACTAAAAAATTCTTCAGCGATATTATTAGGCACATAAGCAAACTCATCTAAGAATATAATATTAAAGGTACTTCCTCGAACAGCACTAGAAGATGTACTCGCCGCTACGATTCTACTTCCGTTTTCTAGTTCAAGTGATCCTTTGTTCCAGTTGAGAACGCCTTGTTGCATCCATTTTGGTAGATGTTCGTAAGCTAGTTGCAAACGACCTAACAAATCTCTCGCTGTTGAAGATTTATTTGCTAAGATTGCAACATTTACACTATCATTAAATAAAACATAATGTAAGAGGTAAGAGACAATAATAGTTGACTTTCCACTCTGTCTAGGTAATTTACATATTGTAAACCTATTGTCGTGGAAAGTATCTACCATCTTCCGCTGAAAGTCGTACATTTGAAAAGGCACAAGACCTTTATCAATCGTAACAATCTTTAAGTAATTTTCTATAAAGTATTTAGGATCTTCTAAACACTTAAGCACTTCTTCAACTTGTTTTTTTGTAAACCTAGAAGGAGTGTGTGCCTTCTTGAGGTTCGGATTTCCGAGGTACTGATCTGGTTTACTCATTTTTAAAATAAACTCTTTATTGATTCAGACAAATCTTTGAAAGATAATCTTTTACCTTTTGCAGCGTCTTTTGCTATTTCAGCTCGAAGTTCATTACCATAATCTGCTTTGTTCATCATTATATACATTTTCTCGCCAAGTAGGTTGCCAGTTTCAAAGTCTGAAGGATAATGAAATCCCGCTTGTACTCTTCCATAACCACATTCATACGCCGCTTTCATTAATTTTTTCTCTAAGTCTGGTCTTTTACCAGCAACATATCTTGCAATTATAACCGATTGAGTTGCATGACCACTAGGATAAGACCTTGTATCATTTGTTTGACTTGGTAATGTATTAAGTCTAGGAAGAACTTCAAATGGTCTTGATCGATTGTAAAGTTTTTTAAAATGCATAATAATCGGAACTGATTCTTTTATAATTTGTGTAAATTCTCCATCATGAAATTCTATATTATTCTGTTCACAAACTTTTCTAATTGCATAGTAAGGTTCTTGATCGTGATTAAGAATAGATTCAACATCTTTTGATGTTCTTTTATTTACAATTTCTTCAACCTTATATGCCTCATCAATGTTATTAGTGGGAGGATCGGGTAAAGTAATTACATCTTGAAGATTTTGTCTAAAGAATATCATTTCTTTCCTTTCAACATTTTTTGTAGTTCGGTTGTTGAACCAACAAATAATGCATTAGTTACATTTTTTGGTCCTGTGTTTGGTACATCTTTTATCTTTTTTAATTTTTCTTGTAAGTCTAAAAGATTTTGTGATACTTCACTTACTGTTTTGATTAGTTGTCCTGCAACTTCATAAGCACGAGGATGTTCTCCTTCTTTTGCTAACGCAAGAATGCCATCAATTGCTTCGTTACCCTTATCAAGTAAATTATAAAGATTTTTTCTACCAGTTTCAAAGTCTATATCTGGATCTTTATTATCTGGTACAACTATATCTTTAATTTTTTCTTTTGGTTTTTCTAATGGCATTACCTCGGCGGTAATACCTAAAACCTCATTCAATGTTTCATCAATCTTACTCATGTTAAAATCCTCTTAATTACTTATCTTCGCCGGTAGCTTCATCATAATTTAAACTATCACTAAAGAAATCTAATGTTTCAGTATATGTATATGTATCATCTTTATCTGCACTTGTTGGATTAGGTGTGACTGTAACTCTTTCACTTCTTGAAGGCGATTGGTCTGCTGTATTAGTATATAAATCGGCAGATACTTTTTTAATTACAGCACTTGTACTAATTGGTCCATAAAGATAAACTTTTGCTGTAAATGACATGGTATAGATTATTCTTCTATTAGTTGTTAAAGAACCTGCATAACTATCTTCGTATTCAACACTTTCTAATATAAATGGTATATCTCTTTTTTGTCCCATAGTTGCATCTTCAATCATAGTAACAGTATAATCAGGTTGAAAGTATGGTAGTATCTGTTCTATGATTTGTAAACCATCATCTGCATTAGAAACAAAAACATTTAACTTGAAATTTACATCATATGGCACAGGCATATATTGTGTGTTTAGTTTTGTGG